TTCAAGCAATGTCTCATGACTAATGATGTCTCTATCGGCAAGTTGGATAAGAAGGTTCTTCTCAGCAGCTTCGTCGGATAACGTCATTTGGTCAAATTGAATGTGAGCTTTGTATCGAAAGCCCATAGCTTGTCTAACGATTTCTAACTCTTTTTCCCAAAAGGTTACAAGCCTATCTCTGCCGTACTGCAATCTTTCCAACAATGTTTTTAAAGATATGAAATTATTTGTAAATCCACCTCCATTGCCAGCCATACCAGTAAGAGTTGGTGGGACACCTAGACCAGCGTAAATGCTATTCAATACAGAAGTATACTTCTCGGAACCTAGAAATTTGTATACTTCACTATTGGATTCTTGAAACGATAGCTCTGGTCCCCAAACGAGTTCCATAGTGCCGCCACCAACATTACTAGCAAGAATATCTCTAAGTTTATTAATTGCTGTTTTGTTTGGTAAAATTTGATGTTCTAAACTACCAAGAGTCCATAGCCTAATATTAGATATGGCTCCATCTAGCGCAGACATGTCAGCTAGTCTCATCTTTTCTAGCATAACAATGTCATCCAAAATAGCATAAATCATAGGGTTCGCCCACTGTCTCCAATCGTCTTTCTTATAATAGAATATAGACAAGCGTTCTGGATCTAATGGGATATCCTTTTCTCCCCTTAATAAACTTTGTTTAATGTTTTGAGGTAATGTTTCAAGTACGTGGGTTGGAATTTCTCCAGACTTGAATTTATCAAAAAATGAGTTGGTGGTAATCGTGTAATTTTTAAGTCCCATGAATAATGACAAGTTGCCATCTTTCATTTTTACAGTCAATGGATTGAAAAAATTATATCTCCAAGGTATTTCGTTTGGTTTTGACTTTGGTATTTCGACTCTTATATCACTAGATAGAGCCTTCATATACTGCTTCAATTGAGGGGTTATGTCAGCATAGCTCCTATGGACTATAACGTTTCCAGTTTTATATAAGTTATTTAAAAATCTTTCAGATCTTTCTTTGCCGTTAACTCTTTTAAACCACTGTTGATAGAATTTTTCTACGCTTTTATCTTTGTGTACAATGCTAATTCCTTGACTTCCAAAATCTCCCATCAAATCGATTATATTCCGAATGATTCCAACCTTGTCGTAAGCGTCCATGCACATCTTGATAATGCGGCGTTGTTCTGTCGGGACTGCTTCTTCTGGCCTAAAAGCATAATAGTCTTTATTAGTAAATCCGGGTTTAACTGATCTATTTGGCTCAATATCCATAAAATGACGGTAGTGGTTGCCAGAAGTTTTAGTTACTCCAGAATAGGAGCTTACATTATCAGACAGCTGAGACATAGCTTTAGCCTTGCTATTCTCGTCATCATTTTGCCAAGTTATCATATTTTTGTCCATTGTTAACCTCAATTGGAATGTAATCGGATTGTACTAATTTTTAATACACATCTTTCATCTGTTCAGTAAACCAACTGGGTCCACTGTACGGCTTTTCGTCTGTTTTAGGCATAAAGCCACCAGTTGCAAAACCTCCGTAAAACTGATACTCTGCTGGAGTAGGAGTTCTCTGTAATATTCTAGCTGCCATATTACACATTAACAAGGCTGAATATCTATCTTTTCTCATTTTGCTTTTTCTACCAGTACCCACAACCACCTGTGGTGTGTCCCATCTGTCTCTACCAGATGTTGTTTGCGTCATTTGTATCATAGACAATTCATCTTTTAATTCTTCTAGATCTAGTATGCACTCTTCTAAAGTGTCAAACATGCGCCCCTTTGTGTTGTCTTGATGTTCTGATATAGATAATGTTAGTGCGTCAAATGAAGGGAATAACAAAGCCTTGTCTTCAAAATCTTTTCTCATTCCGTGATTAGCTTCTGCAAGCCAATCATACTTAGCGAACTGACACATCTCTAGTATATGAAGACCCTGTTCTCCGTCTGTATCTTTTGGTTTATTTCTGTCGATAGTAGGCCATATTGGTGCTTCGCCTTCTTTGATTTTATCTTTGTCGTGCATGGATTCCATAACAGCTACGCCACCACCCTGAGCATCCATAGCAATATGTATACAAGGAAACAGCTTCATTAAATCCCTTATTTTCCTAGCACAATAAGCATAAAAATCTGTTTCTGTAGAATAACCACGTTTTACTTTTTCTTTATGTTCAGATCTAGTTGTTGTCCAGCAGTAAACTATTCTTCTGTGGTTTTCATGAATTTCAACAATTACAATGCTAAAGTTATCGACTTCTGATGCAGGGTCAACTCCAAATATATATCTTCTATCCTCCTTGCCCATCAACACCGCTTCAAACTCTAAAGGCTCACCATCTTGGCCTGTAATTGATCCCTCAGACGCTACACAGGATTGGATTAATGATCTCTTGAAAAAACCTTGACTGTCTCTGGTAAAGCAAGCTCCGTATTCCATTTGATATATACCAGTATGCACAGTGGCCTTAGATCTTGCTACCTGATCTGCATCCATGAAGCCTTTAGGCAAAAGCTCATAAGGCATACGAATAATGGAGTACTGAGTCCAATCAAAACTGTCTGGAGGATCTTCTCCAAATACTTCTTTTAACCTAGACATGTCTCCTTTACTCTTTATTATAGATTTCCATTTTTTCCAGTAAGTTGCAAAATGATTAAAATCATAATAAGCTGTACCAGATAAAATAATTTGATTATCTTTCTGCACTTCTCTCTGTTCTTCTTCTAGCACTACTCCTAGTTCTACTGCTTTTTTCTGAGCAGCTAATCTCTTTACGTTTTCCACAGGGTCTGCGCTAACAGCAGCAAAACCAGCCACAACATTCTCAAATATTTCTCTAGGTATAGATGCAAATTCATCAGCAATAATATCATTAGCTCTTTGACCTCTAATCTTTTGACCGTCGCCAAGAGGAAGGCATGTTACTGTGCTTTCATTTAGCCTAAGAGTACATCTATCAGTGTCTCTACGTGGGCCGCTATCTCCGTCACAGATATCACGAAGCATAGGAGAATTACGCCATATTGTCTCCATGTACTCAAAAAGTACCTTGGACTGCCTAAATGCAGCTCCGACTACAACAACCTTTCTGCGAGGAAGTATGAGCGCTCTAAGTACAGCGTATAGCGAGAGGATAAAAGATTTACCAAAGCCTCGACTAGCGATAAGCATTGGGAATTTTCTGTTCCATATCTCGCATAAGAACAAAGACTGAGATGGCAGCAATTGTATATTTAATATATGTTTAGTTATAAAAGAAAGATACTCTGGTCTAGTCATTAGCCAAGCTAGCTTTAATTTAAAATCATCGTCGTTAGCATTTACTATAGACATAGGATTGAACAATTCAATGTCAATATCTTCTAGCCCAAGCCAAGCTTCGTCTATTTTTTTTATTTTATTTTTTCCCATGAATCTATAATTTCGTCTGCAAATCCATAGTGAACTGCTTCTTCAGCATTGATATACCAATCACCAGATTTTAGTTTAGTATTTAAGAAATTTTTTACTTTTCCAATTGTTGGCCTTCCTTCATATCTATCTTGAAAATATTTTCCGTTTACGCATTTTTTAGCATAAACCTCTAACATTACATCGCAAATGTATTTTTCATACTTCACCCAGTTCTGCACATTAAGATAATGTCCTCCCGCTTCTGTAGAACCAAAATGCGACATAAAATATGTGTTAGGAGTAATGTATCTAGTATCTGCTGACTGAAATATTATACTACTCATAGACTCGACTTGACCATCAGCAATCATTGTAACATAACATCTAGACATTGTGACAGCATCAAATATAGCCATGCCATCTGACCACTCTCCTCCCACACTTTGTATGTGTATGGTAACTTGATCTGAAGACTTAGCGTCCAAGGCTCTAAGGTTCTTTATAAATGTATTTGACATTTTATATTCTACGCCGGGGTTTTCCTCGTCGTTAGATCCGTAATGGTTATGTAAAAAGATCTCTCTAGATCCTAAATTGCAGCCATAGTTGTGGTAATCATAAAGTATATCTTTTTCTGTCATTAGGTCTTTCTCCCAATTGTATATTTTTCGTTGACTCTTTTAAAAATGCTACTCACTGTCAAAAATGCAGTGTGTTTGTCTCCACAAAAAAGAACATGTATGTCATTGTATAACTCAAATTCTATCAAGCACTTCAGCATATATCGTCCGGTTATTTTTACAGACGCTTTGTTTTTAATTGGTATTCTAGTCTCTTTAGGAAATTTAATTAAATCTTCTAATCCAAATTCTAAAATTATATACTTATGAGGGAACGGTTCCATTCTCTCAATCTCTTTTAAAAATGTCTGTTTTTTAGACCCAAGGTTTTGTGCTAATTCTTCAACGCAACCTTTTCTTTCTACGCATATTTTGTCTTCTAATCCTCTTATAGAATAATCTCCAGTATCTAATTTATGCTCAATCATGCCAGCGCATGTATTGAATTTACTGAAAAAATATCCGTCTTGTTCTCTTGTGTCTTTTATTACTGTGAAGTCAGGAGCTTGTTTATATTTAGCCATTTAATATCTCTCTGAATAAATGTTCGTAGTGGATTTCTTTGCCAGTTATTGATTTATGACAGTATCTGCATAATGTTATTCCATTTGAAGTTTCATATCTTAAAGCAGAGGCTCCAGACCACTTTGATATGTGGTGTACTTGTAAATTTCTTTTAGACTTACATCCGGGCATCTGGCATTTTCCCTTGTCTCTTTTAATTACATCTTTTCTAAATTGAGCATATGCTGGATCGTTGTAGTTTCTTCTCATAAACAATCTATCCTATCTATTCTCATATATTTTCTAATTTTTCTGCATAATACTCTTGTTGTTATACTTTGATCTTCTTTAAGTAATAGTGTGACAATTCTATGGCTTGTTACAGAACAAGCATCATCTGGATCAGAGGCTTCTATGAAGTACAAACAAAACGGCGAACGAAATTCTGAAAGATCATAATTTAAAAATTCACCGCTAAAGTCTGATAAGTCTAAATGTAGTCTATAGTTTGGCATCCAGCATCATTTTAACCAATCCTTGTAAGTTATATTCGGGTTTCCATCCTAAAATCGAATGAGCTTTAGAACAGTCTCCCTTTAGGTAATCTACTTCGCACGGTCTATAAAATTCTTCATCTATTACTATAAAATTATTCCAATTCTCAAATCCAGCATAAGTAAATGCTTTTTCTAAAAAATCTT